GTATGGGATGATATCTTTTTGAAGAAGTATGCAACTCAGTTGATTAAGAAACAATGGGGTGCAAACCTTTCTAAGTTTCAAGGTATTCAGATGTTGGGTGGTGTTGCACTAAACGGTGAACAAATTTATACACAGGCCCAAGAAGAAATTGATAAATTAGAAGAACAGATTCAACTTGCATATGAGTTACCTCCGATGCATATGATAGGGTAAATTATGCCAACTAATGTTTACTTTGATACAGGAACAAAACCAGAGCAGAACCTTTATGAAGATTTAATCATAGAGCAATTGCGTATCTATGGGCAAGATGTATACTATATTCCTCGTAAACTATTAGGAACGGATTCTGTTTTTACTGAAGACACTGCATCAAAATTTGAAGATGCATATTTGATTGAAATGTATGTAGATACCATTGATGGATATGAGGGTGAAAAAGAACTCATGTCTAAGTTTGGTTTAGACATACAAGATGATGCAACCTTTACAGTTGCAAGAAGAAGATGGGAACAATTTATCTCAATAGATAATAATATTATTGAGTCAAGTCGCCCAAATGAAGGAGACTTAATTTATTTCCCAAGAGGTAGTAAACTATTTGAAATTACGTTTGTAGATCATGATGATCCTTTCTATCAAGTTCATAATCTACCAACTTACAAACTCAAGTGTAAGACATTTGAATATAGTAGTGAACAACTTGATACTGGTATCGCTGATATTGATACCATTGAAGATGATAACTCTATGGATGCGTTGTCACATCAAATGACAACAGAACAGTCTGGAACTTTCAATGAAGGCTTTAGATTGGAAAATGAAGATGGACTTCTTATACAAGAAACATATGTATCTGGCAGTATTGTTGGACAACAACTTATATCAGAAGACGAAACGCATGGTGGTTCTATTGCACTAGAAAACGCAGTTAGTGGTGCAGAGACTTCCTATATAATATTAGAAAGTTATATCGTAGATACGATAGACGAAAACGCACAGAATGATCTTTTTGAGAGTCTAGATGATGACGTATTAGACTTCTCCGAATCAAATCCATTCGGTGATGCTGGGATGAAATAATTATGATTGGACAATATTTTTATAACGAATCAACAAGAAATGTCGTTGTGGCATTTGGAACATTATTCAACAATATTCAGTTGAGTAAAAAAGACGGAAATGGCAATGTCATTCAGTCAATGAAAGTTCCTCTTGCATACGGCCCAAAACAGAAGTGGTTGTCAAGACTGACAGAAGACCCTAACCTTGCAAAAAAGGTTGCGGTTACACTTCCTCGTATTGGTTTTGAAATTTCTGGTATCTCTTATGATTCATCCAGAAAACAAAACAAGATTATGAAAGTTAAGAAGGTTGTTAATGGAACTGACAACGATACCCTAAAATCTGGTTTCATGCCTGTTCCTTATAACATTAACTTTGAGTTGTTCGTAATGGCAAAGAACTCTGATGACGCACTACAGATTGTCGAACAGATTCTTCCATACTTTCAACCAGAATATACAGTGACTTTAAGAGAAGTCCCAGAGTTGGAAATCATTCGTGATGTTCCGATTGTATTGAACAGTATTAGTTATGAGGACGATTATGAAGGAGACTTTACAAGTCGCCGTTCTATTATCTATACTCTATCGTTCACTGCAAAATATTACTTGTATGGCCCTGTTACTTCTACGAATGTTATTCGTAGTGTGCAAGTTGACCAGTATGCAGATTTGCCTGTCAACGCTCCAACAAGAGAACAAAGATATACAGTTGAACCTTCACCAACAACGGTTGCTGCATCAGATTTTGACCCAGATGATGATAACTTCGGATTTAATGAGACTACCTCATTCTTTGAAGATGCAAAAAATCATGACCCTGTAACTGGTGAAGATGCATAAATATAGGTAAAGAATCTAAAGGATTAACGAACAATGGCAATTAGAAAAATCACATCAAGAAGCATTGGAACAGATGTTATCGCTGCAGAAGATATTGCTGCAAATGCAATTACTGTTGCAGAAATTCAAGATGGTGCAGTAACACTTGCAAAATTAGCAAGTGATGCACAACCTACACCAACTCAAGTTTCAGACCAAGCAAATACTTCAACTGGTGGATTTAGTCTTCCTGCTGGAACTACTGCACAAAGACCAAGCAGTCCAGACACGGGCGAATCTAGAATGAATACGACTACAGGTTCGCTAGAATTCTATGATGGAACAGCATGGGTTGCAACAAACTTGATTCCAACAGTTGATTCTGTTTCGGGAACTATCACAGATACATTTGCAACAGATATTACCCTTACACTGTCTAATAACACTAACACTGTTACTGTAAGATTTACTCGTTCTGGGACTGACTATGATGTAACAAATGTTGACACAACTGGAGCATCTATTACTGCAACAACTCCTGCTGCTCTTATTACTGACGCTTCTAGTGGTGACACGGTGACAATTAGAGTTATAAATGATGATGGAGTAACATCCAGTAACTCTCAATCTATTACTGTTTCTGGGGCACCAACAGGTGGGACAATTACAACTTCTGGTGATTATAGAATTCATACATTCACATCATCTGGTTCTCTTGTAAATACAATTTCTGGTTTAACTTGTGAATATTTGGTTGTCGCAGGAGGTGGCGCTGGAGGAACAAACGGCGGAGGCGCTGGCGCTGGTGGATACCGATGTTCTGTTTCTGGAGAATCTTCAGGCGGTGGGGGTTCTGCTGAGAGCACACTTTCATTGAGTTCAGCAACATATACAATTACAGTTGGTGCTGGGGGAACTGGTGGCGGTTATCCAACTCAAGGAACAAATGGTGGAAATAGTTCTATTTCTGGTTCTGGTATTACCACAGTAACTTCTACTGGTGGTGGTCACGGTGGTTCAGAATCGCACAATTCTGGCAATGGAGCGGCTGGTGGTTCTGGTGGTGGCGGTGGTTATCAAAACCGTCCAGGCGGCGCTGGAACTTCTAATCAAGGTTACGCTGGAAACGCATCTACTGGTGGATCTGTTGGTAATTATGGCGGAGGCGGCGGTGCCGGTGAAGCTGGTGGAACAGATGGATTGGATAATGGTGGACACACAGGAGGTGATGGTGTTTCATCATCAATCACTGGTTCTGCTGTAACTCGTGCTGGTGGTGGCGGTGGCGCCAATCAAAGCGGGGCATCTGGAAGTTATTCTGGTGGCAACTCTGATGGTGGCGGCGGTCGAGGAAGAAATAATGTAAATGGCGCTGAAGATGGTGATACAAATAAGGGCGCTGGAGGTGGTGGTTCTTCTGGTGGCGGCGGACACTCTGGTAACGGCGGTTCTGGTATTGTCATTATCAGATATGACACAACGGCAATTTAAGGAGAATAGATAATGGCACATTTCGCAAAAGTATTAGATGGAAAGGTAGTTGATGTAATTGTTGCAGACCAAGATTTTATGGATAATTATGTTGATACAACTCCTGGCACATGGTTAAAGACTTCTTATAATACAAGAGGGGGGATTCATTATGAAGCAGGAACAAACCATCAAACTCAATCTTCTGACCAATCAAAGGCACTGAGAAAGAATTTTGCTGGGATTGGGTGGAATTATGATGAGGACGATGACGCATTTTATGCCCCGCAAGAATTTTCTTCGTGGACACTAAACACTACAACTTACTTATGGGAGCCCCCTGTTACATACCCAACTGATGGTGAGTTATATGAGTGGAATGAAGAAACTCAGACTTGGGATGCAGTTGAATAATGTCAAAACAAACTGAAGCATTGAATGAAGTTCTAGGAATAGATGATGTAGTGGAGAATGCAGTATCGACTGTCACTCCCCCTAAACCTGTTCTTGTTCCTAAAACAGAACACAATGAGGCAGACATTGACAACGATTATAAATATCAGAGAGAAAACTTTTATAATCTGATAGAAAGAGGACAGGATGCAATTGATGGTATTCTAGACCTTGCAAGAGAATCAGAACACCCCAGAAGCTATGAAGTTGCTGGGAATTTAATTAAACAGGTGGCAGAAGTCACAGAGAAACTTGGAGACTTACAAACTAAGATGAAGAAACTCAAAGAAGTTCCTAACTCTGCACCTAAGAATGTTACTAACGCACTCTTCGTTGGTAGCACTGCTGAATTACAAAAAATGTTAAAGGGAAAAGAATAAGATGCCATTAACTCGATTTAAACTAAGTTCCATCGCAGATGATGGTATCACTAGTGCTAAATTAGCACATGATTTAGATTTCGATGGAACACATATTAGAGTTCCACATGGAACGACTGCTGAACGACCTTCTTCCCCAGATGAAGGATATTTTAGATACAATACAACTGAATCTACTGTAGAACAGTATAATGGAACTGCATGGGTAACTCTTGCATCGCCACCAGTTGTTGCTTCTGT